CAGATAATTAAAGAAATATTATTACGACTGATGAACAGTACGGCGCAGTTATTTATTGTTACGGCGTTTATTATTTTTATTTTTATATTTACGGCCGGTTGTTTTTCTAGAAGACGACCTCTTACGAGATGATGGTCTAGGTCTTGAAATAGATCGAACTCTCCGTTTAGAAGAAGAGCGATCTCTATATATGACAAGGGGTTTGGGTTTCGGTTCTCTTGGTCTGCGATAAGATTGTCGGCGAGGACGACTAGTGGCAGTGATGGATTTCTTGGTGGTATTTGTTTCACCCAAAGACTCGTTGTTTTCGGTGGCTTTGTCTTCAGCGAGTTCAGCTGAAACCTTTTTCTTTTCGGCTTTAGGTGCATCGGCACCTGTGATAGCATCAGAAATGCTTGATATTGTTGAGGACATTAAAGGTACGGCTATACCAGAACCACCTAAAAGTGAGCCGAGCATATTATATTCGGCTGGCATAGCGTCTTGTCTAGATTGAGTTATAACGGAATATGTTTGCAGAGCTTGTGGATCATAAAGGGCAGGTGAAACAGTGGAGGCGTTAAGAATGCTTCGAGGAGTAGGTGCAATTGCAATACCGCGAATGGTTTTGATATTAACCTGTGGTGGTGAACCACCTGCAGCACCGGGTTGCATGCCAGTAAACAGGGTATATGCCCAAGTCCAATTAGGCCATTCAACGTCGAATACTAAACCACCACCGTCGCGAAATGGAAAAAGATATGCAATGCCATTATCATCAACGGTTTCATAGCAACAGACGATCAAAGGTTTAGAAACGAATGAAGAGCCGTTAACGAAAGTGCCGGTTCGAACCGAGCACCATTTGTTAAAATCTTCGTTGGTCTGATGGACGATGAAAGCACCTTCTGTAGATCTGGCTGTGTATTTCTTGGGTGAAAGCATAGATATGTCAGTGGGCTGAGTTATAGGTCGACCCAGTTGAACGATTTGAACCATCTGAGTAGTGATTGGTAAAGGTTGACCGACGTTCCAAAAATCATTGTCATTAATCATTTCAAAATCGTCAGTGCTGACTCGTTTAATTTTCTGAGTGATAAGTTTGTGTGCAGTTTTCATATCTTCGCCGAAGGCTTTTACGAACTCGGGCATGAATTTGTCAAGAACGCCTTGTTTGTGAAGTTTGCGGATTACTGTAGTAAGGTTAAGGGTATACACAGACGGCGAAAATTGGGCAGAATAAACCATACCGGAGTTGTTGAAACCGGTTGCATCGTACTGAAGGGTTTCTGACATATAGGCAGCTTGAACTTTTCCCATTTCACCGGCAACAGATATTTGAGAAACTTGATCATTGGATTGGGCGAGTTGCCAAACATTATCATTGCCCAGTGGGTAAGATTGGGTGTATCCTGCATGAAATAAAAGGTTAATGAAACTAGGACAATGCAAAAGTAACATGGATTTATTATCGTCAAGAGAAGGTAAAAAACCTTCCCAATCGAGTCTGTACTCTTGGTGAATTGCAGGTATGACGGATTTATCCGGGTAACCATTGTATGATGTGCCTTTAGCACCGGGTGGATGAAGTGCTTTTCTAAGCCAATCTTTACCGTTTTCGGTGTTGGCTTTAAGGGCAGATTCTTCAAAATAAGATTTTCCGACGGTAGACATGTTGTACAAAATTAAATTTAGTAACTTAGTTACTGGTATGAATATATTAGTATGTATTTCTTTAATTATTTAAAATAAAAGAAAAGTTACCATTCAACAGCGAAACAAGAGAGATTTAGAACACACCGCGTCTGATAGAATCCGTCCAAAGTTTCTTCAGTGTTCAGTGTGCTCAAGAGCTTACCGGATTTGCCGTTTTCGCGTTTGAGTGGTATATAATCTTCTAATAATAACTAAATTAAGTGATAAGGTTCCTAAACCAGAAAATGCCAAACATAAATTCTGCATGGCGAATATTAAGATAAAATGAAATTAATTTATGGATTTAATGGTCCAAGTTTTGATTGGTATACTGTCGATATTTTCGTATTTAGATAATTGAAATAGAAAATTTACCAATGTTAATACTTCTTGGGCCGTTATATAAATGGCGAATTGGGCGTAAAATTTTGATGCAATTTGGCATCCGTGATATAATTGTTCGTCATCAAATATGACGTCAAGGCAGTCGATTATAGATGTTCTTTGCTCGAGCCAATCAGATTCACAAGTGTAAACCTTACTCAATACACGGCTGGTTCTTCTGAGCACATCGGGAAAGAATTTTCCGTCGGGAGTGATTATATTTGCGATGTATTCACCGATGGCTACTTTGTGTGGTTTGAGTTGAAATCCGCATAGTTGGGCGTGTGTTATTGTGCCTTTAAGTTTTTCATCTATGCTTTCGCAAATAATGAAAGAATCATCACCTTTAAATGCGGCGCAGACAATACCTTTGATTTTATAGCACATACCGACAGCTGCCATGTTGTAAACGGTATTGCCGTCTAATGTGAACGGTTGTCCTGAATGTTGTTGCCATGTGCCTTTAAGTAGTAGGGACAACGGTTCGTGGCCTTCACCCATAGATCTAGAAGCTAACGTCCACTCGGATCTTCTGCTGACGTAATAGTCGACTGTTTCTTTGCGGTAACCACAAGCGTTGAGCATAATACCAGATGATATTATACCTTGTTCTTCTTGACTGCGGTCAAATTGTTTGAAATCTAGCATGAATTTGACAAAATTTTTGTCATTGAGTTGGTCAGCATATTTGTTGAAGAATACAGACAATTCGGCGTCGGATTTGCCGTAACTAATTTGAATGTCGGGTAAAGTTAATTGTTTAAACCATTGTGAAAAATGTCTGGTGGTAGACGAGAAAATACAATTCATGAGTTTTGACCAAGCGGAAATGCCTTGCCCATCTTTGTACAAAGCATCGTAACCGTGTTCGAGCACAAATTTGGGTTGTCTTTTAAGATGAAATTGAACTAACTCATGATATGAAGAATGCCATTCTTTTTCAAGGTCATCGATTTTGTTGGGTTTGCCGTCTAACATGGCGTCGAAAATATATCTAATGGATGTTTTAAGGTTTTTATGTTTACGGTTAATTGAATCTAAAGATACATTATAATTTTTTGTTTGTACGATGTCTTCGCCGAGTATGATAGAATTAAGTAGTGCAAAATCTGCGTCTTTGGGATATTTCTTTTGCAATTCGGTTAAATAGGCAGTAAGATGCATCATTTCTGACTCACCTTCTCTCTTATGTGAAATAAATTTCTTCCAATCTTTACGCATGAATTTGTCGAGACCTTTGGTGTAAAGTTCAATCATTTGGGAATCAACGTGTCTTTTCTCGTCAGCATATCTGCCGACGACAGTTGAAACTAATCTAGTATGATCTTTGGGATGGTAATGTAAAAGGTAATTTTTTGTTGCGAACTTTCTTCCTTTGAGGCTAATATCGTTGCTGTTCATCATGCTGGGTGACAATTTGAATCTTTCTTTGCTGATGACTTGCGGTATAACATCTGTTTTGTATGCTATGACATTGCTGCTGTTGTCATTGGTTGGTAACATGACACGGTCGAATATCGATTCAACGTCACTTTGTTGCACAATGGTGCATTCGGGTGTGACAAGCAATTGATGGATAGGTTTCTTGTCAACTTTGGTTTCAATATACGATGTAGAATGTACGTTAATACCAAATTTTTGTAATGCTCTTTCCATTGGGCTAGATAATATTGTTAAAAATTTTTTGTTGTCGGACTCAGGTCCGTGTAGAATTATACGATGGGTAGCACGACTCATAGCGGTGTAAACATATTTGACTTGATCTTGAGTTATGCTGCTAATATCTGGTGTATAAATGTGTACGGTATGTCTGGTGTTGCCTTGCATTGCATTGATTGTTTGGACTTTGCATTTATGTTCAATTTGTAAAAAATTTTTCATTTTTTGTGTGGCACACAATAACACAGAATTCTTTTCTTGTTGTACCAATTTTAAGGTATCTACACCTTCAAGGGTGATAGAACCTTGCTCTTTCGATGTTGTTGTGCAACCTGGTATGTAATTCTGAAGCAATTCAACTACGCAAATGGGTGACCTGTGTGTGACTGTCTCATAACTCATTCCAGGTTTATATTTAACTGAGAATAAAGAACCATGTGCTTGATAATCGCGATCTGTTATTTGTTCGCTATCACCTAAGCCGAATATTTTGACTTTAGGATTGTTTTGAATTGCAAGGCTAGATATGATGCTGATATAAATGGGCTGTATGGCGAACACTTCGTCTAATATTATATAATCAAAAGAACGACCAGATAGTAACGATTTAACAAACACTTGATGTGTTAAGGCAGTCTGGTCTTTAATATCGGCTATGACGTTATTAAATGGTGCGATGATGACAGAACATTTGGGACACATATTTTCTAGAAAAGTGCGAGATTTTCTGCCGCCGGCAATACCGTTGCAACAAGGTAAAACAATCTGGTTGGAACAATTGCTGATGGTTTTGGTCAATTTAAGTGCGTCTTCTTCACTAAGCTCCACCATTTTCTTAAAGGAAGAAATGATCTCGTTGATTAAATCGTCGGGTTTTGGTTTAAACTGAAAGGTGGCATCGCAATTTATACGATGTGTCCAATTATGTTTGCATTTGCATTTAAAGTTTTTAATTGGTTCGTCTGTTTTCTTTTCTTTTTCTGATGTTAACGTGTTACCTAATGGTCTTTCAGAAATATTGATGGGTTCAGATGATGACGATGTGTCCATAGGTGATGGTGATATGGGGTTGATTTTTGGTGAATCATCGAATCTTTCGCCTTTAGGTAAATCGATTTGAATGTCGTTAAATTTGGTTTCCTTAGATGGAGGTGATTCTGAAGAATGGTTGTCAAAATCGTAAGTAAGGTACTCTTCGATTTTTGCGCGTTTGACGGGTCTGCGTAAAATGCTCTTTTGTTTTGCTTCTTCTTTTTCAAGTTCTTTTTCATATTCGAGCATGAAATCTTCCATAGATGCAGACAATTTTTCTTTGTTTCCATTATCTTCGGTTTCTTGATATGTGTCGATGGCCATGGATTGAACTTCTTCGCTTAAAGCGTCGATGTCGGATTCGTTTTCTTCCGGTAAATCTTCCAATTTGTATTCAGGTTTGTCTAAAGAAAATTTAACCTTATGAGATGTCGGTAAGGATGGCTCGAGTATCGACCGGTCGATGGGCTTGTTTTCAAAAATTCGATCACATTTGATGGGTTGTAACGGTTCAAGTAACGCTTCGCGCATAAAAAATTGTTTTGCGCCAATTACGTCACAAGTATTGAAATCTTGTTCGTCGATATCTGTCTCACCAGGGCTGATGATGTAATAAACTTCACTGGATTTGATATTTGAAAATTCGCTGACTATAGTCTTAAGGTTAACTGGTGAAGTATTAATTAAATTCAATTTGTTGGTAAAGTCAGTATCATCGTAATGATCTAATTTGAACAATACTACGCTTTTATATTGGACTGACAAAAGAATAAGTGAACGTAAAACGCCGATGCTCGGCATGTAATCAAAAATGAACAATGAATTAAGGTTGAAAATGGTGTTAAGTAAAAGGTTATCAATGTTATTATATGATGAAATTATAAATGTTTTAAGATGGTCATATAGTTTTAAACAGCCTATTCCGTTATATGAAAAAGCTTCGTAACGTGGTAAACTTTCGTCAGCTTTGCGAAGCTCATTGTAAAATTCTAGCCACGTGCCTGGCGCACAACTAAGGTCATATATGGTGGACTTATGACGGTAATCGCAAGCATAGAGGACGTCAGCGAGTTTGTAGCGCATTCTATTTTTATCGTAAGTTCTCTCCATCAATTTTGAATAATCGGTAAGATCTTCGTTATGTACGATGTTGGTTTCGTTGGCATGAGTGAGCGGTATATAACCGCCATGTTTACAACATTTGATGTCATGGTATTTTCTTTCTTGCTCGGCACTCAAAAAAGTGAGAATGTGTTTAAATTTGTATCTGGCTAATGTGGTTTTAAAGCAGCAAACGTTACCACCATATAATGCGGTACCGACGAGTGGTAAAAGAACTGTTTTATTGGTTGAATCAGATAATGCTTTAAGTTTGCCGAATATTTCATTCAACCTGGCGTTAGTAGCATGTAGATCGGGTTTACCTCGGTTATTATAAGCAACAACTAATGCGCAAGTATAACCTTTATGAATTATAGTATGGAAATTTTGAATGGGTTTACTTATTTTTGCGCTGTAATTAGGAAATTTATTGGCGAATGCTAAAGCTTGTCCGGCACCATCTTGTAACATGTTGTTGGCGCAATTAACATATATATATTTGGCATCTTCAGGTATATCTTGATAATCGCCAATGTAGGCGCGACCTGGTTTACAATGGCATTCGACAATGGTCCAATGTTGATTGTCTAAATTGATGTTAAGGTATGGACCGTCACCGAAAATGTTGGTATGAGTTATTACGCCGAATATGTGTATACGGATATTAATTTTATTATGTTTAGCTATGTAAAATAAATGTTCATCGTTGAACCAACTTGTTGGCATGGCTGATGTAACACCGCCGCTAGTGTAATTTTTTGGTACAACGATTTTGGTGGTTCTTCTGTATTGAAGACAATGTAACCCGCAAAGTCCGTCACCAGCAGGATTGTGCATTATTTTCTCACATAATATATTTGTTTTAAAAGGTGGTGAAGTCATTGAAGGTAAGCTGGGTGAACCAGCAGTGTGAGTGTCTTTACCGTTCGGTCTAAGAAGTTGTTTAATGTCGGTGACTGGTGGTTGGACAACGATAGATGCCGCAGGTGGTGCAGATGGTGTAAGAGGGGCGTGTTGTCTTGTATCGTCTGATGATAGATCTGTTGTTTCGATTGGATAACTATCATGGTGATTAGATGTGGTGTCGTTGGTGGTGGCGCTAACGTTGCTAAGGTTATAGTATTTGACGCGTTTTGGAAACACAGCGAAGCGTTCAAAAACAATAAAACTAGAGCAAATGAGATCCTTTGGCATTTTAATGGTGATATCATATATGAATCTCTCATTGATGTCGGTAAAACCATTAGCGTAATTAGGTATGGTCATGATAATGGTGCGCATGCTAAATTTAAATTTGGTCCATTGTTTTGAAAACATTGAGAGAAAGCCGCTGCGAGTGTATGTGTTGCTTTTCATGTAATTCATCAATGACGCCAAATCCTGCGTTCTGTGATAGCGCATAACCGCTGTGATAATGAATAAAGATATTTTGATGTCTTCATATAACTCAGGATCAGGATCAATGCCATTATAAACGATTTCATGTACGGAGTTGTTGGCGTATCTTATATCATTTTTAATGCTGTTTAAATGTACGCTAAAATTATTAAATTTGAATTGTTCGTCAATGGCAGATGTGGCCCACGAAATGGCACGTTTAACGAAACCATGAGGTAATTGTATGACGTCGGCGTATGGGTCACTTATGAATCTGTTGCGTATGTAAGTATTGATGTTTGGAATACCTATTTTGTCGACCATTTTAGACAACGGAAAGATTCTTTCTATTGTACCATTGACAAGCTCAGTTCGTACTAGGCGGATGTTGCAGTAAGTGCCTATAGACTCTATGATTTCAAGAGTAATTCCGAAATTGGAGCATTTAATGTTGGTAAATGTGGCATAAAAACGCCAATTTTCGTAAGAGTGGTTGTAGATGTGAGAATGATCGTTAAGGTGGAAACGACAACGTGTTTCTCCTTTGTCGGTATATTTGCTGAAATGGTAAATTTCTTCGTCAGCTGAAAAACGTTCGTCAACTAGTTGGATTGGTAAAAACATCCACATGTCCCACACGATTAAATGGTGGTTGACGAATATATCGACTATTTGTTGTGGCTCGATATCGTATACGTTGCTTGAATGAGCATACGGAGCTTTATAAAAACATTGATGTGCACCGTGTAAACATAAACTGCTTTTGTTAGCAAAGTAATCGGTAAAATCGACTTTGTTGTGAGTTGTGTTTATTTGTCTGAATGCGTTGGTAATGGCGCGAGATGATGTTTTCATATTGTCATCTAGATAGCATAGATGATGATTTGCTGTTGGTGTGGCGATAGGGTTGCCACCAATAGCAATACTGCGTTCGAATTTGCTTGCAACCTCAAGGCAACGTTTGTTGCCATAATGATTGTAAAATTGTGCAATAGGGTGTTCCACCCTGTGCTGAGGTGCAGTTAAAACTATTTTGAGAGGATCGAACTTTCTCTCTAAAAATTCAAATTGCGCTGTTGTTAACGCAAGATTGCATTTGAGTGAATTGTTCAATAAAACAAGTAAATTGTCGTATTGAGCAGACTGTATTCTCTCTAATGCTTGTTTGTTAGCGACATTATTATGAATGCCACTAGGATTAGTAGTCATGATGATTCCTGTAAATCCAATTAAGGAGGAATAAGAATGTTTCGGTAAATCCGGTTAAGGCGAAAAATGTTAGTAGGGCTCTAGTAAATCCACGAGGGCAGAGCTGTTTGAACAATTGATTCTAATAGGGGAATCCAGACTTTGTATAGTTTTAT